GTAATAAACTTCTGGTTCTCAAGTGAATTATGACCAGCTCCTACCCAACCTGGATTTGATTCTCTTAATGTAGGTTGGTAGCCAACATATACCGGAGTACCAGCACTGTTATAAACATAAGAACCATTATTCCAAGCTGTATTGGAAACACCAATTGGAGCACCGCTATAAGGGTCAATATAAGAAGGATCGTCGTAAGGAGAGTTGTAATTAATGTTTCCCATAAGAGTAAATTAAATAAAGTTAATAATTGAATTACCACCATCTAATGTGTATGTGACCGTAAGCGTTGGCCAAAAAGCCGGGTTTGAATGATTCGCTGAACAAATATCCTGACGAAGATTTGTGCCACTACTTGGCTGTACATTTGCATAGTCGCCATGAGATATAAGAACCATCTTGGTGTAGCCGGTCTTATTGATCAGGGCCAGGTTTGTAATTGATGCAGTAACTGACACACCAAACGGAACAAAGTTGGCAAACTCCTGCCCCTTATCCAGATCACCGAAGTTAGCAGTAGTAAGCGTACCTATAGGGAATGTTCCCAGTACTGCGTGAATAGGGTCTAATCCTGATCCTGACTCTGCAGTAGTGCCTCGTCTAAGGAACAAAGTAGCCAAAGTAATCGTCGCTCCAGCTGGTATATATGTGCCCGTGTCAAAGTAGAAGTATGCACGTTGGACAGCATTACCACCAGCAGACGTGCCGAACAGAGCTACACGAATCTCCGCATTACTAACAGTATCAATTGCAGTACCTGTAGTTCCGGTAACAACCGTATTCCAAGCAACTAGCCCTCGACTATTCGTAATCCCCCGATCATTTGTGCTAGCAATGACGCTGAATGTTGGCATACTAGTTAGTGTTCTTAGCTTTTACTTTTAATTGCAAGCCAACTGCGCCAACACCTGTTCCAACAGTTGCCACTTCAAACTTCAACATCTCGCCATTCGCCCATGTAGGATGAGATAGCGTAGCGGTATTCGTAATTAAAACACCTGTTCCTAATGTAGGTGGAGCAGAGAAGATAGATGCCCAGCTAGGAGTTCCCAGTGCGTAGTTTGTTCTTGTTGCAAAGTACACTTGCCCAACAGTTGAAGATGAACCAGCTGTCTTGGTATAAAACTCTACCCCCAAGATCTCTAGGTCAAATCCCCAGGTATTAATCAAATACGCTGAGTTATCACCTGTTGTAGGAGCTGCCCCAGTAATCCATGGTATTTGACTGATAATCTTATGCTCATGATCAAGACGCGCAGTAAATGTAGACACACCATTGTTTGCTGGGTTTGTTCCAGTTGTTCCAGCTGTAGGCGCAATCTTCCCCTCAACTGTAGTCACTCGTGATGTAAGTGCAGTAACGTTTGAATTTGTTGTTGTAAGATTTGTATTGGTAGTAGCCAATCCACTAGTCAACGATGTCACAGCGCTTGTTGCTGCTATAAGCTCGGCATTAATGGCTTCTATATTTGCGTACGCATTATTAAAGTGTTCGCCCACAATCACGACCCTACAAATAGAGCCGTTAGCGTGGTTATAAATGGTAGTGCCACCTAAGTTTCTTTGATCCCAGTTAAATTGGCGAGCTGGCCCATTGGATGAGCTGACTCGAATAATCTCACGTGTTCCTGCGTATGTCTCTTCAGTATCCCATATCTCTAAATAAATAGGGAATGTTGAAGGCCATTGAGAATTGAACGCCTCATTCACAGTAGCAGTACCAGTTGAACCAGTACCCATATTACCAGGCATGTTGAGCGTATATGTCTGAAAGTTCCCCACTCGTGGCATTAATTGCAATGAAGCCATAAAGAAACAATGTAAATCAACTCACATGATGAACATTGCTAGCGGAACTCTCAAGACATCAATTTATGTCATATTTGTTTTCTGCTGACCCATCCTCAAACACAACATCAAAGTCTTTCATCTTCACTGTTTTGTTGGGATTAAGATGCTCAATTCTAAATGCAATAAAATAAAAGTTTTTAGCATATGGCCACTGTCTCTCATAGAATGTTAGCTCTGCTTGGTTACCCTCAATAACACCACCAGGTGCAGCAACATGACTTCCAGGGAAAAGATTACGATCTCCCAGTTCTAGTGGTGGCACACCTGTATTGAAAATGACCGGAGTAGCAAGATCAAATACCGTAGTAAATGGACCGAAGTCGAATGACACGCTAATACGAATAGTTGTTGCTTGGTCAGACTTAAGCCTAAAGATCATACGCTCTAGGAACTTAATAAGGTGAGGACGCTTTAAATGAAAATACTTTGTTTGGTAGACGAACGGGATTGCCTGCCCATCATCAGATCTTAGCGTTGGCTCAAAGCGCCATAACTGACCTTTCCTTGAATCAGTAAAATAAAGTTTCCCTTTCCATTCAGCCAACTGCGCAGCAAAGACATTCGTGTAAATACTCCACACGCCATTGTAGTTGGTAAGGATAGCGTCATTATAGTTATTAGAATAAAACGGTACAGCCATGTAGAGCTTTCTACTAAAGTACGTAGCGTATGCAAGTGCGCTCTTTGAGGATTGTAGCCCCTTAAATGTTGGATCGATGAGGTCACTAATTACCGTTCCATACAGACCAGCTGGATAGTATTGCAATTGGCCTGAAGATCTCACACCATCAGGAGCTAAGTACACACAAGAGTTTTCTACCTTAGTTGCACTAAACTGGGTGTATGCACCTCTTAGCACAGTTGTTTTTTCGACAAGAAAAAGTGGTGTCCCTGACACTGTCGGTGACACTGTCCATGTACCAGCATCGCCTCTGTGGATCTCAAAGACGCCATTATTGTCTTTAAGAGCGGTCACTACAAAGCCGTCTGACTCGAACTCGATGTAGTCATTGGTTGCGAATGTCATAGCGCCAACCGCAGAGAATCGAACACGATTAGGGAAGTTGTCACCAACTCCCCAGAATCTACCACCAAAGACAAAGATATAGCGGAAGTTGTGAGCTAATCCAGCACTTGTAAAAGCTGGCGCTACTCCATCCCAAACCTGCACAACGTCAGTATAAGTAGCCGCATAAAGGTTCCCGTTAAACTGAGCAAAGCACGCAAGTCCAGCAGAAAATCCTGTACCTATTGCAGTATCGTCACCATCTGTTGCACTTCTCTGATAGTATGTGCCACCAAACTTGGAAACCAAGAAAGAGGTAATTGCATCTTTAATAAATGGAAACAACCCCTTTCCAGCATTTGATACGCTAATCTCCGCACCTACCTTTTGAGTACCTGCACGCTGTACTACAAGACCAGGCTGATCAAAGTCTGTATTGAGACAATAGGGGGTGTTTGTGTCCCCTATTGTGTCAGTATCATTTTTAGTATCAAGGCCTAGTGATGGTGTTGGTATGTTTACAACTCTACGTGCCATTGCAATTATAGTTAATCAAACTAGTAAACGATCAATTAAGCGTGAGAAGAAGTTGTGCTTGGGCAAAACTCAGCGCCAATTACTGGGTAAGCATCTGAACTTAATGTCTCAATTTGGTTATTTTCAGCAATGTATCTGCATTGCCCTGTTGCTAAACCTAAACCATCAACTGTTTGCTGTAGTGGACCAGACATTGAAGCAATCGTAGAGAAGGCCGCAGGTGTTGCAGTAAGCTCCCAACAATCCAAGAGAGTTTCAGAAGGAGTAAAGGTGAATGTTGATGTGTCAGGATTAGTACCAGTAACAAGATTGGTAGTATCGAACACACCAGTTACACTTGTCACAGTAAACCTGTTTTGACCACCACTAACGAATGCAGTTACTGTTGCAGTCGCTCCTGAGGTTGCTTGTAATAGTGTTGCCCCAGTCTGTACTGGATTGCTTGTGCTCTCTGTGTGTAGCTTCTTTTCAGTTACTGACATGATCAACTCCTGTGTATATGTCAGAGAAAATGTAACAGCAGGATCAATTTTAGCTGCTGTTACCGATTCATTTTGTAAGAATGATGTCCCAAATTTAATTGGTGGTTGTGGACAGAATGTGATCACACCAGCTGAAGCATCCTTCACCATGACGTAACCGATAATTTGTTGAATGCTATTAGCATTAGTTGGTGGAGTATAAGTAAAGCCACCCAAGGTATCTAGATAAATTGGTGAACCAGCAAGAGGAGCAGCACTTGTGTTTAAGCTTCCAAACGTAACGGCTTTAACAATATAACCAGCGGCGTTATCAGCGATGTCTAGACCACCAACAACATGAGTGGCCTCAATGTTAGATAAGCTATCAGCTACAATAATTCCTGGAGTACCATCAGAATTTGAAACTAATCTTACACCTGTTCCTGACACAACAGTTGATCCAGTCTTGTTGTAAATATATTCCTGAAGACGAAGAGCTGGCACGGCTCTTAAGTAAACCTGTCCTCCAACTAACTGAAGCTCATTACTTACATTTACGGTAACAGTGCCTCCTGTCTCTGTTAATCCATCACCAAAAGTTACGCTGCTTCCTCCAGAGCTAACATCGAATAGGTCATAAACTGATATTGCATCTGAAGAACCCATCGCAGCAGTATCTTCAATGTAGAATAAAAACTCTCTTGATTCTCCCTGTTTTATTTCACAAGCACCGTGCAGAGTAATGCCAGTGTTGGATACTAGCTGTATCGTCTCGTCTGCGTCAGCAATGTTAACAATAGTAACCTTAAATGAAACGCGAGCGAAAGAGTTTTTTAAATGAGCTATGATGCTTGAGGCACTAGGCAAAGTATCATTTCTATTAGCACCGTTAGGATCGCGCCTAATAAGACCACCAGCAATAGCATAAACATTATAGTTTTCATTTCCTGCTGTAGTTAATTCTGTGGTATCTTTTATTTCTAGCACTTGTAATCCATACCATCTACCCAACCCCTTATTGTCTAGTGAACCTGAGACATGAGTTTCTGTGTCACTCCAAGCTCTTAGACGTGCTGCGTTTCCAGCTGGTGTAGCTTCTGCTCTCAAGTGGTTAACATCATTTGCTGAATAGCTGTAAGCAAACACGGTATTTCCATATGCATCAACAACTGGATCAGCGTTGTTTTGTGGCTGAATAATAATATCATCTACACCAATCTCTGGTTCTCCACTAAGAACAATAAAGGTTACGTTAGAGAATGAGTTACCTTGTAGCGATAAGAAGCGAACCCCAGCCCGGATTTCACTTGCAGTATTAAAGTCTGCACGTCTTGCCCAAACACCATCGCTACCAGTTCCCACTGTAACCACTGTGTAAATACCGTTCTCCGTAGCATCTGTCTGCAACCATAAGTTTACAGAGTTACCCACCTCTAATGTGACACCGTTCACAACATTTGGGATAGCCGATAGATTTATATTTTCTTTAGCTGAAACAGTCACTGGTTCTTTGACATCAAGCCCAAGATTATCAACCGCACCCTCTGGAGTAACTGCACCTGTACCGCCTGCTTCAATGCCTAGTACGCGTGGAACACTTGAATTGTCCACTACATACTGACGACCATTTGAAACAAAAGTTGCAGTTCCATAACCAATATTAATGGTAAATGATGTAGCACCTTGAATCAGGTCAGGTGATTGGCGGCGCACACTAATAGGGTATGTACTAGCACCCCCATCTTGGCACGCAACTGTAAACCGCTGTCCTAGTGTAACGGTAGATATTAAAGGCAAGTCGATGTGGACGACATCAGAGCTACCGATAACCCCTAAATGGTAATCACTTCCATCTGCTGGAGCAACGATTTGGAAATCTGTACTTGTAACCTCACGAATTAAAGTTGGCATAAAAATTAGTTATTTTAAATATTCCATTTACTACTTAACTGGTTGCATATGATATCCTTAATGGTTGAACTATAAGTACCACTAGCAACAATCACCTCTGCTATGTTTCCTGTAAGACCGACACCAGCAGAGGCGCCTCCTGAATTACCTAGCGTAATACCGCTACTTGCTATATTACCCGCATCACCTGTAGCCTCAACTGCTCCTACGCGAATAGCTGACGATGTACTATTAAAAGTAGCGCATATAACTGCATATGTGTTGTTAGCAAGCGCTGATCCTGACAATACAGTTCCTGCATAAGTTTTCACCAAACCTGATTGGCGGTGTACTACTGCAGTATTCAACAAATTGCCATCAACAAAGTACTGGTTAGGAACGTCTGCAGTAACTTTTGCGACGATAAAAATGGTACAAGGCTTGCCAGTAACTCCACTTGCTATAGACAAAGCATTCGTTCCATTAAAGGCAACCGTAGGTAGTCCATTCTTTAGTTGTGCACTAGTAGAACTATAGAATGTTGGGCGCAGCGCTCCTGAAGCTGTGAGTGTCCTGTTATTTCCAGAAGAATCTGGCCAAGCACTGATAAGTTGCCCATCTGCAATACTCGGTATAGCATCTGCCTTATACCAAGCACTTAGCGTTAGATTGTCTAAAATAACAGCTTCATCCTGTACCTTTTTGTGTTTAGCATTATAGTACGTGATCATTGATTGCACCTCTGCATCACTCAACACCCTATTGAAAAATGCCAGTGCTGCAACGTCCCAGTTGCCTGCACTTGATCCGCTATAGTACTTACCTAAGTAAATAGTATTAGCTGCAGTAATATTATAGGGAATTGGCTGCACACCTACTGATTGTTTAACTCCATTCACAAAACTAGTGTCGTTACCAACACCTGCAACATTTTGTGTTGTCTTAGCTAAGGCATAATAGTTACCACTTATAGTAGTGTTAGCTACTGGTGTACCAAGTCCCGAACCACCGAACCATAGCTTGCCGCTGTTATCACTACCAATTGTACTTGTTTGTCCACCAGCTGAACCAGAGCCAACACATATGATTCCATTATAGACGCTGACTGGGTTAGAATTAGCACGGACAATAGCAAGCATTGTATGAGTAGGAGATCCTCCAGCAATTGTTGGTGAAGCGCTCATAGATTGATTACCAGCACTCGTTATCACTATAGCTGGTTTTCCACCAAATGAAGCTGGTGAGTACCCAGGTCGTGATAGTGCAGTAACCTGGGTAAGGTGGGCACCATTTCCTGATAGATCGTTCCACTGTGAAACATTGTTCGATCCATCCAGTGTTACTCCCTGATCTGCTTCGTAGTAAGCGATAAGACCACTAAGAGCTGACGGTGGAACACCTCCCTTAGAGAAACCTAACCCAAACATTACCTCAACAGTACCGCCACCTGATACTCTATCAATCTTTAGTGCTGTTATTTTGTCTGAAGCCTTTCTATCACGAACAGCTCCAGCAACTGAACTAGCAACCGCAGTCCACACCATCGCGCTTGGATTACTAGTATCACTTGAGCTAATAGATATGGTTGCAGTTAATCCTGCTGGTATGTAGTAATCAATTTGCTGGAACGCACTAACATCTAAATACCGTGCATAAATAACTTGAGAAGTTACCGTGCTACTTAAGGGAGCGTAATATATTTTTGTGCTAGTAAGCTGTGCAGACATATTAGGTAGCAGCAATAGTTAATTCGACTAAACCAGCACCTGAATTTCTGGCAATTTTAATTGCTGTAAAAGACGCAGAGTTATAGCGAGAGCGAGTAGCTCCAGCCACTGAACTAACCACAGCAGTCCACACCATTGAGGTTGGATTGCTGGTATCACTAGAACTGATAGACAAGGTTGCAGTAAGACCAGACGGGATGTAGTAATCAAAGCTGTTCGCACCCTCCATATCAAGAGTCTTCATATAGATGATAGCCTCGGTAGTAGTACCGTTTACGGTAGCTTGAAACGTTTTATTGGGATTCAGTTGGACAGACATAAGTAATATTAATTATAGCCGTGGGCATCCATGCCATACGGTTGAGTTTGATAGTCAGCAATTTGTGATGGGCGATCTCTTTGTTTGCGCTTAAAGTTACGCTTCATCTTCTCCACACCAGCTTCATACTTTGACTCGTAGTATTGAGCATTTTGCAGGTCAGCACCGCGATTTGTCATAAGTAAATGAGCAGCAGCGCCAATAGGTATTAGCTTCTGCCAGTCTGCATCGAATCCATCAATAACATTAGGAGCCCCATCTGTAAGGTCAGGGACATTTTGAGAGTAAACGATGATAACATTTGTTGTTGAGTTTGGTTGTGGGTAAAAATAGATTTTGTTACCACTAACCATGTAGCTTGTAGGACGCCCAACAGCGCCATCAATATTGAAAAGGTCACGCTGTCTCAAGCTGACCTCACTAATTTTATTGTCTCTATCCTCCGAACCGTAGTAAATCGCAAAGATAGAATTGATATTGTCAGGCCGTGTAATCCAGTTTTGACCAGGCACTAAAGCGACACTAACTCTTGCATCAAGAAACCAGAATTCATAAGAAGCTAAGAGGTCCTTATAAATATAGTTTATTGCATAGTCTCTAAACTCCTGATCAAAACGTGGGCTGTTGGTAACGTTGTGATCAACCAGATAGTTTGAAAGCGCCGTTCTAAAGTCCGATAGGTTCACAATGAAAGCTTAATCATCTCTCATTAGACATATAGCAAACGGAACTTTCAAACACTTTTTATTCTCCTTGCTCTGCTAGAATGTATGCACGCAACTGACTATTGTCTGTGTCTTCTGGTGGCTGTTCGATTCCTAAGTTGTCAATAATGGTTCGTAGAGTTGGAGCACCAAGCTTAGCGATCCCATCAGCTGTATATTTCTTTGGAGCTGGCTTTGCTGGTTTTAATTCTCGATAGTGTTGCTCAGCTTCCTCATAGGTAGGGAAGAAAGCTAAGGCTTGCTGTTCGTTCACCTTTTCACCAGCAGTAGATCTACCACTTGCGTTTTTAATTTCGACAAAGTCATAGCTGTATCCTTGAGGCAATAAGATGTTAGCCACTGGGTCATCTGTTTCAAATATCTGGCCGGGCTTGATTGTATAGAACTTTGAGTTGTAGCCAAGTTTAATATCGTGGTCACTCACATTAAGGCCAAAGATAGCATGTTCAAACTCTGGGTTTGTAACATCGAAGTAAGCGGGGTAGATACGAAGCATTCTTTCCATAAGGGTTTTAATTAAAAATAATATTTTGATTGACGTGCAATTCTCTCTATCTCGTGGATGGTGTTCTCTAGTCGTTTCTCATCCTCTTCTCGCTCGCGTTCATCTGCGTACTGATCACCAAACTTTAAAGCTTGATACACACTACGCACACGGTACATGTCAGCCATAAGTAGATTTTTCACAATAACGTCATTACTTAAAAAGGGACTTATGCCGAACCGTAAGTTCATGCATAATCCCTTAGTTTTTTGTGTAATCGTAAGTGTAGGCCCCTCTTGTTCGTAGCGCTTCCTGTCTATGACTACAGACAATGTCCGGTCATATGACTGTAAACGCTGATTGAGTTCCTGCACCTTAGTCTCTAGCATGTGTGGTTGTTGGGACTAGACACACCACACTGTATGTCTAGTCCCGTGAGAATTCAAGTGCTATAGACCAGTAAGTGCTGTCTTTCTCATACCAGCATTACCGCGAATAAATACAGGTTGAGCATACCAAGCTAATGTAGCTTCCAAAGAAAGCTTATCAGCAATACGGCTCATCTTGTTACCATCCTCATCCATGAAATCAGGTTTCTTCATAGTGCTTGGAACATACAGTTTGAGATATTCTTTGTTGAATAAGTAAGCTGTAGTGTTTGGACACCATTGGTCAGAGCGAACAACAACACCATTATTTAACACAACGTCATCGTAGCTCATGTTAAGTTTCTTCAAGCCACGTTCAGGCGCAACTTGGAAGTGAACGTTAGCGGCAATAAGGTCATTAGCGATCTTGCTGCGGCAGTTCGTAGAACAAAACATATTAGTGAACTGAGATTCGTTAGCGCTAGTATTGATGTAGTTATTGAACAAAGCAGCTGAAGGAGCTACAGAAGTAGAATCAACAGTTGATTGCAATTGTACATTAGTAGAACGTGTGTTACCAAAGTAACTATCAGTAAATCCTGATCCGTTATCAATCGCTTCTGGTAAGCCATACATTTCTTTTCCGCGACAGTTCTTGAAGAAAATGTAAGAGCCTGTTGTCCAGCTTACACTTGTACTTAAAGTAAGAGTGTTAGCGGCAGCATTAACAGCAATGATTGTTGCACCGGTAACTTCTTGTGATCCACTACTGAGCGCAGTGAAAACATCAATTTGATCTCCTTTAGAGAAGAGTTTGCTAATGTTAACACCAGTCACAATAGTAGCTGGGTTGATTGGGAATGTTGCTGTAGGAGCACTGAATGTGCCAGCTTGAGCAAGATGACCAAAGTGAGAACCCCAGAATTGGCGAGCAATGTGCTTTTTCAAGTTCTTCATTGCACCGTTCATTCGTTGATCCACTAATTTACCGAAAGCTTTTACGTTGTTATCTGCCAACTTGAAAATTTCATGTGGCAAAGCAACACGTTGTGTAAGCTTAGCAGGAGTGATAGTGATCTGAACACCTTCAGGGTTTCCATGATCAGCTAATGTATCGTTACCACTAGAGATAGCAGTGTAACCACCACCGAATCCGGTTTCAAGACTACCAACCATGGTGAAAGCCATATCAGCAGGATCTTGGTACTCAGTAGTCATCTCCTCATAGAGAGAAGATTCCCAGTTATAAATCTCGAACTTATCAAGGTAATCCGTCTTAAGAAACGGAGCCATTTCGGCACTTGTAGGAATAGGCATAAAAAATAAAAGTAATAGTTAAAGTAAATAGTTAAGCCGCCCTTTTAGCACTTGATTGCTCTTGCCAGCGCTCCCACCAAGGACGATCATCTACTGGCTTCTTTGTGGGAACACCACCTTGTGCCGATTGAACGATCTGTTTAGCGTTAGCTGCTAGTTGTTGAGCCATCGTGTGCTTTTGTTTCAACTGGTTGGTTTGTTGTAGGCGATCAGCAAACCTAGTTTTAATTGCGTCACGTAAGAACTCGTGCGGGTTTTCTTGAGCATATTGGATTAACTGACCAACTTCTTGATCACTTAATTTATATTGCTGCTTCATTTCGGTTATAACCCCCTCTACCCTGGTGACCGTTTGGGCTTGTGTTTCTCGCTCCTGCTTTAGCTGTTCTTCTCGAAGCATGCTATTAACAGCGGCTTGAAATTCCGAACGTGCAACCTCTTGCGCTACCTGTCGGTAGTGCTGGTCCATATTTTGACCCATTGTAGGCAAATCCCATCGAGCTGCCTCAGGATTTTGATACCATGGCGTATTTTGTTGTTGTCCAGCTTGTGGTTGTTGCTGTCGTTGCTGCTGTTGTTGAGCAAGGAACTGTTGCAACTGTTGATACTCAGATTGAAGCTTTCTAAAAGCAACCTTCTGTTCATACAACTTGTTGGACGCGCCAGTGTACTTTTGCTTGAGATCATCTAACTCTGACGGAACTGGAGACTGTTCTACAGCTGGTTCAACTTGAGTCGAAACATCTGTACTTTCACCAGCATTTGGAGAGTCAATTTGAACTGTTTCTGAGCCAGCGTCCTGTTCGGAAACTGTGTCATCAGTAATGGGTTCTTGCTGTCCTTCTGCCTGGCTATTCTCTGAATCAAACATGTGTGGTGTGGTTAATAACTAGGATAGAAAAAATCTACCCTAGGAGAGGAGCGGTAAGCTCCCTACCTAGGATTTACTTTCTCTTCAAAACCATTAGGCGCCCAATAATGCTGGGCTCCTTTCTCTGGTTTTCTTCTTCATCAGCTTCTTCTGCTTGCGCTGGTTCGGTTGGAGCCTCCTCTTCTTTTGTTTCGCCACTACAACCTGGGCAACTTTCTTCATGACCGCACTTGCTGCATGTCATCATGGGTTTAGATTCCTTAGAACCATACTCACTAGGAGCTGCGTCAGCCTCACTTGAAGCCCCCACTTCTTGTGCCAACTGGCTCATTATCTTAGTAAGATTCCCGACTAAAGAAGCTACCTTTTCCTCGTTCGCCTGCATCATGGTTGATGAATAAGTAAATCAACTTCTATGATGTGAATTACTGGCGGAACTTTCAAACACTAGTACTGTTGTTGTACTGCTTGGAGATTAGCCACATTGTTTTGTACCTGTTGCATTCCTTGGTCAACTGGCGCTTGCTGTTGCGCTTGCATTGCTACTTGTGCCTGCTTGGCAATAACGCCCATCTGAGCATCGAATGCACGTTCTTCCTTGAGCGCCATGTCCAAATCTTCAATGTCTTGGAATCCTAAAAGCTTAAGACCAGCTTTGACTGATAGCTTATTTAACTGCATCAGTCTGAATACCTCATCTCTGAATGAAGCCTTTCCACCAATGTTGTTATCAATTGAGACCTTGATATCTGCTATACGAAGGTTGCGTGGGTCAAAGGTAAAGCTAGTGACTCCCTTACTACCATCAAACGCATATTGTCTTGGAGCCACAGTTTTGTTGCGCATAATCGTTAACACCTTTTTAGCGAGTTCTTTAAGGAACTCTTTATAGCTTTCTACCCACATGCCAGTAGCTGCATTGTTAGCATCTAAGAGAATTTGTAATTGAGCTCCACTACCAACGCCAGCAGGAGGTCGACCAAGCGCGGCATCTTGTAAGTTAGCAAGATCCTGGAACTGCTTAAGAAGCAGGTTAAGCTTGTTATATGCATCCACTCCTAGGCCTGAGAAGGTTACAGAGAATGGGGCAAGACTCTTTTCTTTTACTGTATGTACGTGTCCTAGAATGTTTGTTAGCTGATTCTCTTCAACGCCTGAGTCCTCAACCACAAAGATTGGAGGGTTAGCTGTTAGGTTAGCCGCAGCAGCAATCTGGGTAAAGCTGAGATTGATTTCCTGATTAATGCCACGTAAGTCATTGACCATGCCATATGGGTAGACCTCGTCAGGACACTGCTCTACTGGCCAAGCACAGAAAGGATGAACACCATTGCCATCATCATCAACGCCAAGCGGGTTAGTTTGCTTCTTTAGCATCTTGGTTAATGTGTGCGTATACACCTGATAGTTGAATCTTTGATGACTAACCTTCACTACTTCTCCAGTCTCTGGATCGGTAGACTCGTTCTCGTATTGTGTAGTCTCTTTCACCCAAGTCTCATAGACAAGAATTGTGTCTGCTTGTGATGATGGTGTCTTTTTGTCCAGCGTGTTAGACCCATCTGGAACCTCTTTGTTGTCTGGCTGCACGTCTACGTCAAAAGTTTCTTTAATGTAGTTCACGTCTCTCTGTACAAAGTGGCACATGACACGCGCATCTTTAAAGGCTACCAAGTCTTTGCAGGTAGAATCATAAAAGAATGAGTACCAAGAAATACTTTCTGTAACCGCAGCTCCAAGACCTTTTTCTTTATTAGGATCCCAGTAGTTTTTTGTTAAACCCAATCCAAGTATCAATCCATTCTTGAGAATATATTCAATAGCAGTTGCTCCCAGATACCGCTCCATATGCAGGTTCATAACACGACCCGCATCGTCAGCCATAATCATGTCAGGACCATCAACCACTGAGTCTAATTCTTCGCCGGTATTAGGATCATTGAGGATAGGCTGCTGTGTTTGTTGATCAATAGGCAAACTATTAGGGTCATTCGCGTAATCCTGCTTTATAGGAATGATTCGGAACTGAGGTGACAGTTTGCCTATATTGCTTACATGGGCCCTTATAGCGAGACGTATAAGGTTGATAGTCACTGGCTTAGCAGCTTGTGGAAAAGAGAGTGTAATCAGTTCTTTTTTGTCCTCATTCCAGCCGCGCCAGTGTTTTCCCTTGTAATACATCATGTTCAAGCGAGAGCGTATTTCAGCGTCTTGCTTGTACTTCTGCATGTCTTTGAATTTCTGGTTAACTAAAGACAACAATTTGGTGTCATCTTCCTTTGCTTCGATTATCCCATCAACAAAAGTTCCCTGTGCTTGAATTGAATCAGTTGAATTAAGATCTTGAGTATCAGCCATAAAGTTTAAATAGTTGTATCTTCTTTAGTTAGGGCATCTATTAGCTTCATCTTGTCTTCATACTCCATTGATTCACTCTCGAGAGTTGCTAATGGGAGTACTTGTTTTTCTTCTGGTTGATCTAATTGCTCCTCTTTCTTCACTAGATGGCTTGGGACCATTCTTTCAGAAAATTTCCACTTCTTTTTTTGTAAGCCCGTACGTGGTGTTGATTGATGCTTAAGCAGTTGAGCCAGTACATATGAGTGATATCCGCTTGTACATGCAAGGATAACTACTGATATGAAAACAAGGATAGTAATAAACATAGTTATTGTTTCAAAAGTTATTGTTGTTTTTGAGAGCGGAAGTTTCAAACACAGTTCATTTTGCTATAAAGAAACGCTGTTCTCGGGACTTTCTGCTCATGCTCATGCCTTAAATCCTCTCGCCTCACTGACCCATAAATGAAAAGCTTGTATGACTTCCTGCCATACTCAAACCTGTTATTCTCCACCCATTCGTAGACAATGAGGTAGAAATAATCTAAGTCTATAAACCCATTGAGATAGTTTCTATAAGCCATCTGCACAATCTCTGACTGCCATATGATTGTTATGTGGTACTCTGGGAAGCCGAAGCGGTGGAATAGATGGGTAAACGCTTGAGGAGGTATAGCCCTTAACTGCTTCTCAAGTGACTGGTATTGCCTTTCCATAGTTAAGTAATGATGTTATTTGTTTCACGATTTTTGAGCTTAAATTTCTCCCACCGAGTAACCTTGGTTTCCTTAGTTGGCTGCCGTTTATCAGCTGCCATATGGGAAAACCTGGTAATTCCGAACACGCAAAGAGCATCACTAATGATCGTGTCATCGTGATGTGGTGGTAGCGCGTTGGTTCCTGTCTCGTCGTAGTAGTAATACTCAAGCTCCTCTAACTCTTGGGTAGTTACCTGATAGTTTCCCTCTTCCATGACCGACCTTATGTTGTCCCTGATAATAGGCTTTGATCCGGTGTTGGTGCTAAAGCCGTACTCGTCACGCTCAACAAGTGAGACCGCGTCATAGCGCTTTGTCTTGTAGATCTTGTAGCGCCAATCATAAGACTTGCAGGCATACAGATACGAAGCACCACACGAATTGTTTTTTTCTGGGATGATAAAGACATCATGACAAAGCTTGACCAAGACATCGGTCACCTCAGCTGCCCTATCCTCAGTTACCCTAGCTCTGTATTGAAACGCTAATGTCTTGTCTTTTAGCCTGCCAGTGATGACTGTAAAGTCTCCATCTTGGTTTCCACTCGCTAAATCAACACCAATAAAAACAGCACGTGTCTTGAGTGAATCTTTCTTTACGTAGAAGTTTGTCATCTCGTACACCTCTACGACTGGTGGGGTCTTCAGGATATCCAGCAGCGCCTTGTTGAATACTGGAGATCCGTTAAGGATAAGCGGCTTATTCATGTACTCCTGCATGAACTCCTCTTCTCCCCTATCGAATGCTTCTTTTAAAGCTGACATAGGCCAGCGCTCAGGCCAAAGCGACTCCCCTTTAAAGCCATCCTTTTGAAAGTTTATGATTGCTGGGAACTGTACCACCTTAACTTTCTTCTTATCTGCCTCTTGCTTAAGCTTGTTTACAAAGCAGTTATTACTAATCACTGTGCCAAGAACTCCCATGCTTCCCCCAATATTGAGCGATGGATAGACTGACGTATAGATCCAGTTCCAAAACTCATCTGCTATTGCTGGGTTCTTCACATCCTTGTTTTCTTGTGGGTCATCTAAAAGGATCCAGGTAGGGCGATTACCACGGACAGATTCACCTTTCGTTATTGTCTTAAGCTCAGTGCCATTAAGGAGTTGGAGCTGACGCTGACGCCATTTCTCATTTACCTTCTCGTCTTTATTGCTCACTGGAACAATATCACCCCAGATAAGCTTGATCAGTGGGTTAGTCTCAAGCTCCCTTCTGATATCCCCCACCACCTCTTCCCCTAGCCCCTTTGTCATAATGAGCATGATGGAAACCTCAACGCCAAAGAGGAGTTTCCAAAGCACTAAGATCTTTGAAACTGCAGTTGTCTTGGCAAAGTTTCTAGGAACAATACATAAAAAATCCTTACCCTCTCTTGCGATATCCCAGAGTTGGAAGTGGAACTTTGGGGATGGGTAACGCCTTCCTGTAGCCTTGTCCGATGTCCACCTGGTAGTGATGTTGTGTGCAAAGTAACCGATGTCGTGAAAACACTGCGACCTAACGACTATTTTTTGCTCATATTGTGAGAGCTCATTTGTTTGGTAACGGCTAAGTACCGCTGCTAACTCAGACTTTGTTAGTAGCGTTAGGTTGCCCACTTGCATTGGCATCTTTGGCTTTATTTAGGAGGGAGTTTAAGCCTTCTTTCTCTAAGAGGGATTCGTCATGATTTCTGTTTTCATTCTTAGCTATGGTCGTAGGCATACCATTTTCGACACGTAACATATTCCAAAGCACGTTTAAATCGCGCACCTGTGTATCGGGTGAAGCACTTCGTTTAACGATTTCTAACCTGATATTTTTTAATGCTTTCGTGAGCTCATTTTCCATCTCCTTATCGGTAATTTGCATTGCCTTTTTTGCAAGCTTCTCACGCTTCTTAGCTTTCTCATCAGTCCATCCCTTCATCTTCTCACCATACCAACCCGACTTCCCCGTTTTGGACCCCAATCTTTCCTTGGCAAAGGGAACTACCTCAAGCCAGGGACCTGCCATAAACTCAGCTTTGAGTTGGGCCCAGTCATGAGTACTTCTAGTAACGGGCTTTTTGTCTGGCATGTCTAGTATGATTTAGCTTTCAATTGCTATTTACCATGTGGACATGAACTAGTCAACGGCTGTCATACGTCTAGCTCTCTTTCACTCAGCTGACACAACACGCAAGAACGACTAAGGTAGGACTGCAAGACCAGACACTTGACTAGGTGCTACTTTAGTCGTATCGTAGTTCCTTTTCAATGAGCGTCCCTAAACAGTAACCTTATCCCTATGCCATCGCAACACGAAATTGAAGAGCTGAAGAAAAAGGAGTTCGTAAAGACAGAGGAGGCGGCAACCATGACCGGACGCTCGTACCGGACAATATCCCGTATGATCAACAAGTGGGTGCATAGTCCACTACCCGAGCATGAGAAGTACTACAAGAAAGTTTCGGTTGATGGTACGTCAAAGTTTTACTATCTCCTGAATACGCAGAAGGTACTAGAGCACTTCAATACTGGCGGAGAGGATACGGATAGTAGCGGTGATAGGTTTGCCCCACTGCAGCAAGCGCTCCAGATTTTAGAGCGTGAATTGCTAGCGAAGAATGAGCAGATAGCGAGATTCCAAGAGGACAGAAAGCGAACCGATATACTGGTCCAGCAAAAGGACTCAATGATTACCGACCTGCAAGGTAGACTACTTGCACTACAAGCTCCAAAAGAAACGGAGCCAGTCAAAAAAAAAAGGGGCTGGTTTAGTTGGTTGAGGAAGTA